ATTTGTTTCCTTCAACCAAAGATTAAATCTGCAATGTTTAATTTCCGAATTGCCGGCGCCCTAACAAGGGCGGTGGGCCCCTCCATTGTGAGAGGCCTAGCGTTGGAGGGTTTCCAAACAAAATCCCTTAGCCTCACGGACCGTGTTATGGTGAGGTTGTATGGTATGGGTTCCTTCACGTATGCACACAAACGTAAATTGTGTGTGGCGTTCGCCTGCACATACGCGCTTTACAAGTCACTTAAGGATGGTGGTTATGTCCGCCTCCTAATTGATAGAGTTTTTACTCGCATTGTTGAAGCGTGCTCAGTGCACTATCCGGACGTCTTTCGTTCAAACTTTCGTAGTTTGACGTTTGACAAACGACAGGACCAACCTAACAACCACACCCACCAACATGCCGCCGCCGATCGAGCGATTATGAACGATGCCATAGACACCCTAGCCACCTCTAATGGGTATTTGGTCTATAGCATCTCCATGTCAGCACGCGACGAACGGAAGGGTCTGCAAGGATGCCGTAGTTTTTACACCGCTAAAGACTGCGCGCACAAGGCTAAGTATGGGAACATCCCGAAAGGCGCTGTCATAAAGATGTCAGACGTGGACTACTATGTGGAAGACCTGCCCAACATGTTGGCGACAGGACGACCAATATTATTGTCCACATTTGTACCAATGACGGTAGCTGGGCCCGTGGCTGACGGCCGATACAAGACCACGGCTGACAACAAAGTTGTTGTCAATGTTCTAGGTGACGCGGAGTACGAGCACAAACTCTGGAATTATGCGTCCGACCATGTCGTTGTCGACAAATGGTGGGGTAGTATAGTATACCTCGTAGAACAGGTAGTATACCCAGAGGACCGGACTCGCCGCGTGATCGGACTGTTTCCTGCCCGGGTAATATATGGACCTATCGGCTGGTTCATACCCGGCAGGAGACTACAGCGCAGAAACATGCTTGAGGGCAATTTTGCCGTCAACAGGTTCCTGGTCTCGGAGACGGCTGGTGTCGAAGAATATATTTCGATATCAGTGCCAGGAGAATCGACGTCTGTTACCTTACCAACTTCGTACGCTATAGCGTACTTCGACAAAGCCATGAACTCGAAAGAGTTTCCATTGGCGACGATCGAGGGTAACATTCGCAACACGTGCTCTGAGACAATGTCATCCAGCGACAAAACCCCTTCCCGACCATTCTGGAAGGAGGTCGCACAGCCCGCCACTGACGTAATGCTACTACGTCGGGTATTTGACAACGACAGGCGGGTTGTGATGCGCTCGAGGACACCAATGTCGTTGCCGAAATCCAAGGCTGATGGGTTCTCGTATCAGTGTTATACTAGCACAGATACGTTGAGCTCAGATGGCACGCCGTCAATGCGTGCCGTTGTACCTATCCCCTTGGCTGCCGGCGCAGCCTCACCAATGGCCAGCGAAGCAGGCGACCGTGTTACGATCACAGAGCGTATCAACAGACAGATCAACACTACAAAGGTCGCACCGACTGATAAGATGAACCGCCGCGCCACCTGGTTCATCCGGAAAATAGTCGGCATATACGCTGGACTAGGCGCTCCTGTCGACGTCGAGGACGTAGAACGTCGGCAGGATAGACCGAGCCAGAGAACTATCTACCAACGATGGCGACTGTGGCTTGACCGAGGTCGGAGGGGCGCGAAAGCAAGAATCGCCTCCTTCATGAAGCGTGAAGCTTACAGCAAGATCACGGCACCGAGGAACATCAGTACCTTGCCCGGTGACGTGAAGATAGCGTATAGTACATATATATACGCTCTTGTTGACGCTGTGTTTCACGATCTACCTTGGTACGCTTTCTCCAAAACCCCCGTGGAGATAGCGCGGCGTGTAGGGGAGGTTGTGGCTGGTGCGAAATTTGTGGTTCCCACGGACTTTTCGAAGTTCGATGGCACTCATGGAGAATGGTTATGCAGTAAAGAGCTAGAACTGCTTCTAACTTTCTTCAACGAGAAATATCACAAAGAGGTCAAGGACTTGTTTTCATCTCAGTATAACACTGTTGGTTATACCAAGTTCGGCCTGAAATACAACACCGGTCACACCAGGTTATCCGGCAGCCCTGAGACTTCCATGGGCAACACCTTTGACGATGCGCTAGTAGCGTTCCTCGCGTTGTGCGAGTTGCAGCCCGACACTGAAGCCGGGTTCGAGAATGCGTATGCGCGGTTGGGTGTCTATGGAGGAGACGACGGGCTGACCGCCGACGTGCCGCCAGCAACTTATGAGAAAGTTGCTGCGAAGTTGGGTCTGAAACTCAAGGCTGAGCGCTTGGTTCGTCCAGAACCGGTTCCCTTCCTCTCGAGGCTATATCCGCAAGTGTGGGATGGCCATGTTGGAAGCTTCACGGAACCTTTGCGCCAGCTGTCGAAGTTCCATCTGACGACGACGACGACGGACGTGTCTGGCAACGAGGTGTTGGCCAGGAAAGCCCAAGCTTACCTGCTGACTGACGGTAAAACGCCAGTCATTTCGCAGCTGTGTACCAAGCTGCTTGAGCTTTGCCCTGGTTACACCGACAACGATGGACGAGAGGTCCAGTTCAAGCAAGACCTGTCTTGGTTTAGTCAATATGACTATTCCGTCCAATTCCCACAGGTCGAGGACATTGATCTGGCCAACGACATTGTTGCCAGTTGCCTGAAGGTTGATGTCGCCACCATGCTTAACGCGGTTAAGCGAATTCAGGAGGCGACATCACTGTCGGAGGTCTTCTACGAGACCGTGTTTGGGGCCCCGCCCAAGGTCGAGGTTCCTGCCATTGTTGGACAGGAACTAGTTCATGTGGAGCAGCCTGTCAATAATAACGACAATGTGCAGAAGGCTGCTGAAGAGAAACTCGCTGTCGAACTTCAACCGAAGATCGAGCATCTCGCCCAACACAAGAACAAACCTATCCCCGAACCTGGGGTGCCCAAGTGGAACGAGCTGGTTGACGCAGTCAATGCGTTGGCCGTCAAAGTTCCAAATCGTGTTGTTGGTCCTGCCAAAGGCAAGAAAAACAACAAGAAGAAACAGGCCAAGAAGAAGACCAACAAGCCTAGTGCCAAACATGCACCAGGCACGCCGAACTAAGACGCTGGAAACCCTCAAGTGAACCCCCCCATCTGGGTTCC